TTGGTCAATCCTTGGAACTAGTCTATGCGGAGAATGCTCTGCGGTGGTGTTTGTCTCTTGTTCGTCGTTCCAAAGTTCGTCAGTATCGGCATCTGTTTTTTTAGGGTGCTTTAAGGTACCTGCACCCGCTTTAGCCACAACCGTTAAAGCTGGGACTGTTTCTGTGTCCCCTCGTGAGTCTGTAACTGACACAGGTGTCGTAGTTAGAAGTGCTGCAATCTGCGCCGCTGTGTGTTCTTGATGGTCAGGGTGGTTTGAGTTAGAGGTTACAGGTAGACATGGCCATGCCCATTCGCTTAAAGCGCTTCCCAAAACTTGTGGCACCAGTAGTTTAATGCGTTTGTAGTTCTCTGGGTCTTCGTTTTCTTTACAAATGCCTCTATATATTCCGTAGTGTAGGTCGCTCATATAGCCCTCGATATTTTTGAAATTACAGCTGGAGACCTTCTGGGCTCTGCTTTCTTAGCAACTAAGTTACCTTTATTAGAAGACCACGTATTGTTAGAAACTTCAAAAGATTTTTTGTTAGGAGCAGTTCTGTTTCTTGAAGTTACTAGCCTAATATCAGAAGTTGGTTTTATTTGAGGAGAAGAGCTTAACAATTGATTTTTTGGCGCTTCTCTAGTTTGTCTAACGTTAGGCTTAATTACTCTATTTTGAAAAGAAGTAGGAGATGCAGGTACTCCTGCTATGTTAACACTACCTAAAGAATCGGTGCCAAGTACAAGATAGGTTGTGTAAAGATAGTAGTTTAATTCTGTTTCTTCTACCCGATGTTCTGTTTCCAAAACTGTCCAATAACCGCTGTATGAACCCACTGTATCTAAGTAAACAGGTTTGCCTGGAAGAAGCCTAGAATCTCCAAAAACTACGGCAGTAGCTCTGTAAGGAAATTTAGAGTTTTCATCAGCAGCTTCTGCTTCATAGGTAGCTACTTGAAAATCGTTTACTACTACCGTGGTAGCGTATTTATCAAATAACTCAGTTTGAGCTTTCTTTCTAGTCGGTGTTGAGCGTCTTTGTTTTGTAACTTGAATTAATTCAGCAGTTCTTGGGTCTATTCCAGTAACTGCAGTTGCAGATTTATCTGACAACCCGTGAGACAAAGTTTCTCCAATTACAGGGTTAAACTCGTATATGTGCTGAGCGCTTTTAATTCCGTATTCACCTCGAGTAAAGTATAAAGCTTCAGAAATGTTTTCGGTAAACTCTTTTAAATGAGGTTGAAAATATAAGGTGGTTCCTTCTACGTTTAAGCTGTATCCACACTGTTTTGCTAATTTTCTTAAAAACTCCCAGTCAGTCAATCCTGCTTGAGAAATTTGAGGATACACTCTTGGATGAGGTTCAATTTTGTAAGAAAATCCGTTTTCTACGGCAATTTTTTGAGCAATCTCACTAGCGGTAACATTCCTAAACACATCCTGACTAGCTTGACGCATAACATAAGAAGCTCCAATTGCTGAAACTTCAATAAAGTTAGAAGCTCCAGTCATATCAGCTTTAATGTCATGAACATACCCAACAAACTCTCGTTTTCCAATGTTTAAAGTTATAGGGGTTCCTGGCTTAACTCGGGATACGTCTACCCCCCAATCACGAAATTGAATAGTTGCAAACTCATGATTAAACAGCCCTTGTTTAATATAGGCTGTGTGAACACGGTCTGGTTGAGCAGAGCTGGTAGGAAAACTAACTTTTACACTATTAAACACGAGGAATCCTTAGTAATGTACCAGCTGGAATATTTTGTATATCTTCAATTTCAGGGTTAGCTTCCATAATTACCCACCAAAAACCAGGTTTGCCATAAAATTTCATAGCAATATTGTCTAGTCGTTCTCCTTGTTTATATGGATATTCTTGATATGTAAGAATACCTAGTTCATCAAATTCATAAAAAACAACTGGGTATGCATCCTCATCAGGTTCAAAAGAAATAAAATCAACAACAGAAAGTTCATACCGTGAACCTAGTCTAATTGGCATTCTTATACCTTCCTGCTTGTAAGCCCTGCAGTTGCAAGGACGTTTAATGATATTGATACATTTGTAGAAATAGGAATCATGTCAGGGGTAAACCTCATGTGTTGAACTCCTAGGCTGGTGACGTACCCCTTGTAAGCAAGCGGTCCAATATCAATATTTAACAGTGTAGGCATTAAAAAGCCAATATCAGCTGTTTGTATTCCTCGTCGGTTAGTCCACACAGTATCACCTGTTCCAGGACCATTAATAGCTCTGTACAAGTACTCAACATCTGAGATAGTGCCTCTTTCAAACAGGTCAATTAACTTGTCTTCTAATTCTTCAGCACTAGTTTGAAACGAAGTATTACCACTGTAGTATTCAGAGAACTCTCTTACTGAGTTTCTTAATAGCCCTCTCTCTGTAACTTTATTGTCGTAAGACTGGTCAGGTCTATATTGAGATACTTGAGCAGCAGGCACCCCATAAATGTTTGAAGTGTTTAATCCTGGTCGTTCAAATTTAGCGTTTGCACAAGCAAAGTCGTTAGTTCTATCTAAGACAATGTTAAATGTAATTGTTTCAGTAGCTGGGAAAGCGGCTACTAAAGATAAGAACATATCTTTTACATCTGGAGTTGTTTCCATTTGTACTTGAACAGCTGTTGAAAATGACTCTGGATTCCATAGGAATTGGAAACCATACTTTCTTTCATTATCAGAAGCTTGTTTTGCTATTTTTTGTGCGTCGCTACTTGAATCTGAAGAGCCAACTGTAATATCTAAGTTTGCGCTTGAGTTCCACCATAGGCGCCCACGACGATAAGCTTCGCTAGAGCGATTTGGTTTTCCAAAGTCGTTATACCCGCCACCAACATTATTAACAAGAGTAGGGGTTAAAGGCATACTCCATTTGTGAGGAGGCAAGTTCCATTTGTATTCACTTGGGTCAGCTTCTGGCTGAGGAGACGGAGTAGTGTCTCCATCCTTAGCAGTTTCAGCTTTAGTTTTGTCTTTTGTAGTAGTTTTAGTTTTATCTTTACCGTCATTTGAGGTTGACTTAGTATCCTTTTTAGAAATTTTATCAACTAGCGGTGGAATAACAATAGTACCTACAGTAGCTACTGTAGCTGCTCTTCCAAGTGCTTTTTTTGTAAGTACTTTTGAAGCAGCGCTGCCAACAGCGTACCCACTTGCAGTTTTTGTAATTTTGCTGGTTCCAGGCTTTGCTGCTTTAGCTGATTTAGCAGCACCTTTAGCAGTTACTGCTGCAGCTCTTTTTACTTGGTTTTTTGCAAGTTGTTTAGCGGCTACTCCAACTCCTATTCGAACGGCCCCTACTACAACAGGTATCAAAGGAAACGGCATTATCTACTCACCGCCATTCTAATAGAGTCTTCGTTAATGAGTATGTTCTTAACTTCTCTTGCAAGTTTCTTTTCATCAATTGCAGTTCCTTTAGGCACGTTAATGTTTACAACTACTCCACCATAGTTAGTGTGGGTGCTGCCTCCACCAGTGTCTCCTCCACCTTGTGGTTTTGCAAACAACGGAGTTCCTGATTTCATGTCAAATAGCGATGTTCCTGATACTCCAACGTCTGCTATAGCATTTGCTGCGTAAACACTTGAAGCAGAACTAGAGTCTAAAGAAGCTGCTCCACTTAAATATCCAATTGGGTCTACTTTAGCTTCGCCTCGTCGCACTTCAAAATGTAGGTGAGGACCAGTACTGTTACCTGAATTTCCACTTAACCCAACAACTTGTCCAGCTTTTATAGAAGAACCTTCAGGTACGTTTTTACTAGATAAATGACCGTAGTAACTCGTATATCCATCGTCGTGTAAAACTTTTACATAGTTACCAAATCCGTCAGAATCATAACCAGTAGGTTGAACTATTCCATCTTTAACAGCCATTACTGGAGTTCCTGTAGCAACTCCGTAATCTACGCCTCCATGAGGTCTTCCATAAGATGGGCTCTTTTTTCCATTAAATACTAAGTGTCTTACTTCACCATAAGGACTAGTTACTCTAGGACTTCCGCTCAAAGGTTTAACTGCTGTATACATGGCTTCGTTGCCGTCGCCACCACCAGTTCCACCATCAGGCTCTTCGTCGGTCATGTCTGTATTAAATAGCTTGTTTGCTCCGTAAGTTACACCCGCTGAAATGAGAGCTGCCAACCCAAACTTTTTAAACGCTCCACCTTTTCCTCCGCCGCCTCCAAGTAAGGCACCTAGGAAAGAGGTTATTCCGCTAAGAACTAAACCTCCTATACCACCCATTAAGCCGCCAAGTCCGTTATTGCCACCACCAGCTAAAGTCTCTATTTTAGAGAACTGTTTGATAATTCCACCAAAAGTATCTACGTGAGCGTTAAAGTTTTTAGCAGCAGTTGTAAGAAGCGTATTAGCTTCCATAATTCCTTGAATTTGATAATCAGATGTAGAAGCAATAACGTCAGAAGCTGCTGCATTTCTTTTTGCTTCGCTCTGAGCTATATCTGGAATTAATCCGCTTTCTCTTAATGATTGCAAATCTAGTTCTGCACCAGATGCTTTTTGCATAATTGCATTAATAATGCCCATTCGTAGTTCTGGTGATTCACCAAAGTACTGATTTAAATAAGAATAAAGAGCATTACCTGGTTGCAAAGATAGAGCAATAGCGTCTTTTGTTATCTTCTTTCCGCCAGCTGCATTGGTTAATTGCTTCCATACGTCATTAGCAATATCTTCAGGCTTTCTCATAAAGCCATCGGCACCTCGTACATTTATACCAATCATACGAAGTTTGTTTACGCTAGATGCTTGGTTTAAAGCAATAGCAGCTGACATACCACCTTGAATACCTACGCCAGGCGCAAGATTTGAAAATGTAGCCGCTGCAGACATGGAGTCATTTCTTCCAAATCCTGGAAGCATTCCAGCGCTTAAGCCCATCATTGCTGCACGTGCTGCGTCTTCTGGTTCAATTCCTGTTCCAGTTTGCATTGTTCCGCTAATCATGCGGCGAGCCCCACCGTTAGTCATGAAGTTTAAGCGGGCTTCAGTAAAGTTACGTTCAATTGCTTGTTGATTTGTAGGCAACATTGTTGCAGCAAGGCCAATACCCGCTACAGCGTATGGAAGAGCTCTAGCTACTGCTCCACCAAAACTCATACCACTAGATGATTCATTAGCTGCTTGTTGGTTTCTATTAGGAGGTTGTACGAACCCTCCTAAAGAACCAGCGCCAGGCATTTGAGGAACTCCAGGTCCACCTCCGCCTGCTACGGCAAAAGCTCCAGCTCCTTTTCCTGCCTTTAAATTAGCTGCAATGTCAGCAGATAGTTCTTTTGTTTTTTGAAGAACTTGATTTAATTTATTGTATTCTTCACGTAGGTCGGTAACTAACTGAATTTT